GCCTGGAGGACATGTCACCGATTCAAGGTGGCGACGTCTACCGAGTACCGCTCACCAACATCGACATCAACGCTGCGAACCTTGCCGACTTGGATCGCAAGTCTGCAATCGTGCAACGACTCGTTGCGTCAGGGTTCCAACCTGCTGCCGTGTTGAAGGCTCTTGACATGCCTGAGATTGAGCACACCGGTGTTCCAACTTCGGCGTTGCAGCCGTTGGCTTCTCTTGACCCGATCGCTCCTAAGAATGCTTACGAGGTGGAATGATGACTGCACCAGCTGGCACCTACAACATCACTGCGGATCAGGGTGCGACGTTCACTCGTCAGTTGACGTGGAAAGACTCTGCTGGGTCTGCAGTCAATTTGACAAGTTATACGGCTCGGATGCAGTTGCGTTCAAGTGTTGATGCTGCTGGTGCTGCGGTGTTGGAGTTGACGACGGAGAACAATCGAATCGTTTTGGGTGGTACGGCTGGAACAATTGTTTTGACTGTGCCTGCTGCAGCGATGGGAAGTGTTGTTGCGGACACTTATGCGTATGACTTGGAGTTGATTTTGGGATCGGTGGTGACTCGACTGGTGCAGGGTTCGTTTGACTTGCGTGGTGAGGTGACGCGCTAATGGCGCAAGATTCTGCGATAACGGTCACGGTTGTTGAGACTCCTGTTTTGGTGACGGTGTCGGAGTCGGATACTGAGGTGACGATTCAGGAGTCGTCGCAGTCGGTGACGGTTGTTGCGTCGGTTGGTTCAATCGGCCCGCAGGGTGCGGCTGGTGCCCAAGGTTCGCAAGGTGCGCAGGGCGCTACTGGCGCTCAGGGCGCTGTTGGTGCGCAAGGCGCAACTGGATTGCAGGGAAGTCAGGGTTCACAGGGCGCTGTTGGTGCTCAGGGTGCAACGGGTGCTCAGGGTGCTACCGGATCGCAGGGCGCTCAGGGTGCAACTGGCGCTACTGGTTCGCAAGGTGCGACTGGCGCTCAGGGTGCAGTCGGTCCACAGGGTGCAGTCGGTGCCCAAGGCGCAGTAGGTTCTCAGGGTGCTGTCGGTGCGCAGGGTGCAACGGGTGCGCAGGGTGCTGTCGGTGCGCAAGGCGCAACTGGTGCTCAGGGTGCTCAGGGCGCAACTGGTGCGCAGGGCGCAGTAGGACCACAAGGCGCAGTAGGTCCGCAGGGTGATGTTGGTGCGCAAGGTTCGACTGGTCCGCAGGGTGCAACGGGTGCGCAGGGTGCTGTCGGTGCGCAAGGCGCAACTGGTGCTCAGGGTGCGCAGGGCGCAGTAGGACCACAAGGCGCAGTCGGTGCACAGGGTGCAGTTGGCGCGCAGGGTGCTCAGGGTGCAGTCGGACCGCAGGGTGCTACAGGTCCACAAGGTGCTACAGGTCCACAAGGTGCTACAGGTGCTCAGGGTGCAGCAGGAATTGTTGCTAGTAGCGGTGTGGTATCCGGGGAGTATTACGGCACACCTGTCACGTCAACAACATCATTGACAACTACTAATCAAGTCACTTATTATTCGCCGATTTATGTTTCTGAAAGCATGACGTTTGACAGAATTGCCTGTCGTACAGGAGCCACTTTTTCGGGAACGGCAACCGTTCGTTTGGGTGTTTACAACAATTCAGGTGGTAAACCTTCAACCGTGAAATTTGATGCTGGCACGGTAAGTTGCACCGCTTTATCAACTACCTACACTATTACAATCAGTCAAACACTTGACTCTGGTTGGTATTGGTTGGCTCATTGTACGCAAGGAGCCGCAACAACAAACAACTTTGTTTCATCCACGACCTTAGTTATTTCTCCACCATTGCAACGATATAACTCATCGCTTGGGCAACAAACTGGTTGGACAGAAACAGGTATTAGCGGAGCATTTGCAACCGCAGGCACAGTATCTACGACTGGCAACTTGCCGTTAGTCGCATTGAGGGACTCATGAACAGAATAGTTACTTTCGGTTTGGGTGGTTGGTGCGAGAACTGTGACGCAACTCATGACCATCCTTTGCACAACATTGTGGAAATTCGTGAACTGCCCGACGAACCAACCGACGAAGTAGACGAATCTGAGGAGGAGCCAAATGATTTCGGTGGTGACACCAACTCATAACACTCCGCCAGATGTTTTGGCCCGCACCTGGGCAAGCCTGAAGGCTCAATCGCATAACGACTGGCAGTGGGTCATCTATGACGACTCGACGAATGATCTGGTGTGGCGGCAGGTGTACGGCTTCTGCTCAGATGAACGGTATCGGGTGCTGATGCTGCGTGCTCATACGCACTCTGGTGTGATCGGCCAAGTGAAACGGCGCGGGTTCATGGCAGCCGAAGGCGACATTCTTGTGGAGTTAGATCACGACGACGAACTGACACCCAACTGCCTTCAAGAAATCCATGACGCCTTCCAGAACCCTGACATCGGATTCGTCTACTCCGATTGGTGCGAAATCTTGCCCGATGGACAAACAGGGAAATACCCTGAAGGTTGGGCATTTGGCTACGGCACCGAATATGAGCATGACGGAATGTGGGTGATGTCTGCACCACCAATCAACGGCACCACCATCCGCCACATTGTTTCAGCCCCGAACCATGTTCGAGCCTGGCGAGCTGACCTCTACCGGCAGATCGGTGGCCACGACCCAACCCTGCCTGTTGCAGATGACTACGACCTGTGTGTGCGTACTGTGCTTGCTACGCAGACGCATCACATTCCGAAACTGTTGTACAAGCAACACATTGGGGCACACACCGCCCAACGGCAACGGAACTCTCAGATACAAACACTTGTCGCTGGCATTGCCGACAAGCATGATGAGGCCTTGCGTCAAGCAGGATTCTCTCCGTTGTAGTCTTGATGCTCTGAGGTAATCATGGCAATTACACAAGGTCAAGTCGCTGTCGGTACGGCAGTTGCTCAACTCAACAGTCCACAGTCCATGCCTGGGGTTGTGCACATCACGAATCGAGACAACACGGACACGGTGTTCGTCGGCGGTGCTGCTGTCACCACGTCAACGGGGCACGGCATTCTCAAGTCTGATTCGATTGACATTCAAATCTTTGCTGAGCAAGTGCTGTATGCAATCTCTACAAAAAGTGGCCACAACGTCTCTTGGTTGCATGTGACTCCCTGATGCCTTATTTCGTTGACGACTCTGCGGCCGGGTGCAACGGCTTTGCCACCGTCAAAGAAGACGGTGAAGTAATCGGTTGCCACACCACGAAGGAAGCTGCTATCGCCCAAATGGTTGCGGTGTCGATTGCTGAGGATTTGGAACCGGGTGGCGATTACAACGAGCGCATCTCACCGAACCTGCCTGTTGCGTATCGGCCTGCTTCGTCACCAGATGTGCCTGCGAATCGCAACTGCGGGAACTGCGGCTACTACAAAAACTTCTACTGCAAACGATGGGATGCGTTGGTCGCACCTGCCTACTACTGCGCAGCATGGGAACCCGTTGAAGGTTTGCCGAACGACAACCCAGGGCAAACCGTTCAGACCGGCAACATCAGCGGTGAAGACGCCTACTACTCGGCACCGTTCATCAACATCTTCCGCCAACTCACCTTCGATGTTCCCGTCTACATTCGCAGCAACGCCCGCAAAGGTTTGGATTACTACGGAAAAGGATTGGCTGGTGACGGTGTCACCGACAAGACGGTTCGTGAAGCACGCGACTTGGCTGCTGGTCGAGTGACCGAGGACAAGGTTGTGCGTGCCGCTGCTTGGGGTGCACGCCACATGGTTGATTTGGATGCGGTGCAAAACAGCAATCCGAACAATGAGCAGTTCCCTGGGCCTGGTGCGGTTGCGTTCTATTTGTGGGGCATGGACCCAACGAACCCGCAACCTGCGTTGCAATGGTTTGAGCGTCAGTCGGAGAAGGTGAAGGCTGAACGCGCCGACGCACCTGCACCTGCAAAAGACCAAATCACAGGTTCCAAAGTGAACCCTGCGGGTTCAGCCGGTAAGGCTGCCGGGTCGGGAACGATTGAGTTGACCGAAGCGATTGAGACAGGTTTGCGCAACAAAGCAACCGAACACAACGACTCTTTGGATGCAGGTGATCCGAGTTGGAAGCGTGCCACGGTCGGAATGTTGCGTGCCGTCTATCGTCGCGGGTCGGGTGCATACTCGACGTCTCATCGCCCTGGCATTAGCAGAGCAGCATGGTCTATGGCAAGAGTCAACGCTTTCTTGGTACTCTTGAAGCGTGGCAGACCTGCGAATGCCTCATACATCACAGACAATGACCTTCTTCCAAAAGGCCACCCACGATCTTCGAGGAAATGATGACCGATAAAGTTGAGACACGCAGAGTTCAATTCAGCGAGTTTGAGATTCGTTCCACCGTTGACGACGACAACGAATACATGTCGTTTCGTGGGTACGCTGCCGTGTTCAACTCACCATCGCAACCATTGCCGTTCACCGAGACGGTGTTGCCTGGTGCATTCAAGAAGTCTTTGAACTCGCGCAACAACGTGCGCATGTATCTCAACCATGATTCCAACATGCTGCTCGGCACCACTCGTGCCGGCACGCTACGCCTGGAAGAAGATTCCAAAGGTTTGCTAGTTGACGCAGACCTGCCACCAACCACGGTCGGCCGTGACTTGTCAATCCTGATGCAACGCGGCGACGTGGACTCGATGTCGTTCGGGTTCTCGGTGCCTCGTGGCGGCGACAAGTATTCCGACGACGGCTCGACACGCGAACTCAAAGAAGTGCGTCTGTACGAAGTGTCGGTCGTGACCGGGTTCCCTGCCTACGAAGCCACATCTGCTTCGGTGCGCAGCCTTGATGCTTTGGCTGAGCGCACCCAGGTGGATGCAGACAAACTTGCTGCGGCGATCACGGTGCTTGAAGCCGGGTCGGAGCTGAACGATGAGCAGGCTGGACTGTTGAACGAAGTGGTCGGCAAGTTGCGCAAGCAACCCGAGCCGACTTCTACTCCGTCGCGTATCGGCATCTTGTCCAAGCAACTTGACCTGTTGAAGACCATCGCCTAGTATTCTTTGCACAGTTGATGTGCGGAGCCGCTGCGACTGCCAGTTGAGGAGCCTCGCTGGGTGCGATACAAACCCTTGCGTATCACGAATACCTAACGTCTGAGAGGACAAACAACTCATGTCAAACGAATACATCAACCGTCAAGTCGAGCAGCGTCAGCGTGCTTGGGATGCAGCCAAGGCTCTTCTCGACACCGCAGCTGCCGAGAAGCGCGACCTCACTTCTGAGGAAGAGGCTTCCTACAGCAAGATGAACGAAGAACTCAACGAGCGTGCAGCACGCATCGAAGCCTTGAAGGCTGACGTTGTGCGTGAAGCCAAGATCGAGGCCGCGACCCGCGACCTGGTCTCACAGGTTCGTACGGAAAAGGCACAGACCTTTGATGCGGATGTCATCCGTTCAATGGCCCGTGGCGAAACCCGTGGCTACACGTTCGAGCAGCGCGACGTCGTCAAGACTTCGACTGGCTCACCAGTTCCAACTTCGTTCTACAACCAAGTGATTGAGCAGGCCCGACTTGTCGGTCCAATGCTTGAGACCTCAACAACCCTCCGCACGGCTGGTGGCGAAAACCTCCAGATCCCATCGCAGGCTGGTTGGTCAACGGCAGCAATCACCGGTGAAGGCACAGCCATCGCCGAGTCCGACCCGACGTTCAACAGCTTCATCACCTTGGGTGCTTACAAGTACTCGTTCCTGGTGCAACTGTCGCGTGAACTCATCGAGGACTCGGGCGTGGACATCCTCGCCTTCCTCGCAACCCAGACCGGAAACGCACTCGGCTTCAAGGTCAACAACGACCTGACAGTCGGCACGGGTTCAGCTCAGCCAAACGGCATCGTCACCGCAGCCGCCTCGGCTGTGACCGGTACCGCCTCGGGTCCAACCTTCACCGCAGACAACCTGATCGACTTGGCATACAGCCTTGACGGTTCAGCACGTCGTTTGCCTGGTGTCGGCTGGATGATGAACACCGCGTCATTGGGTGTCGTTCGCAAGCTGAAGGACAACAACGGCGCGTACATCTTCAGCCCAGCGTTGGCTGACGGAAACGACCGCGTCCTGAGCTACCCGGTGTACGAGAACCCAGCAATGGCCTCGAACGCTTCGGCAACCAAGTCGGTCATCTTCGGACACTTGCCTTCGTACTACGTACGTATGGCAGGCGGCCTCCGTCTGGACCGTTCGGACGACTTCGCATTCAGTGCGGATCTCGTCACGTTCCGTGCTTCAATGCGCGTGGACGGTAACCTCCCACAAACCAGCCACATCAAGTTCTACAAGAACGCGAACAGCTAGTTCCAAGAGTTACCACCGAATAAGGTTTGGTGGGTCGGCACGAAACAACGCAGGGTCGTGCCGACCCATTACAACTGAATCAACCCTGCAACCTGCGAAAGGAGACTGCGTGAATGCGAGTAATCATCAAGGGAGTCCCATTGGACTTACCGGGTCCGGAGGCGACCCTGCTCTTGCAGCGGGGCGTGGCGCACTTGCCAGAGGAGTCAGTCGTAGATCCGCGGACGCGGTCCGAGCACTCTGGTATTCCAACGCCCCATGGGCAGGAACAGGCTACGGTCAACAAACCCAGCAAGCCACGAAAAGGCTCATCCAAGACGGGCACGAAATCGCAATCCACGCGATCTACGGCCTCGAAGCGTCCACGTCAACGTGGAACGGAATCAAAATCTATCCGCGAGGAATGAACGCATACAGCGACGACATCGTCGCTGCACACTGGATGGATTGGACACAAGGTTCAACGCTGCCAAAACTGTTGATGACTTTGTTCGATGTGTGGGTGTTGAAGTCTCCAAGTTTGGAGAAGGTTCCCAACATCGCATCGTGGGTTCCGATTGACCATCAGCCATGCCCACCGGATGTCGCAGCCTTCTGTCAGCGTCCGAACGTGATGCCGATTTCAATGTCCAAGTTCGGGCATCAGCAACTCAACAACCTGGGCATTCGCAACGTCTACGTGCCGCACGGTATCGAGTCGGTGTTCAAGCCGACTCCGAGCATCAAGGACAACCACGGCAAGGTCATCACCGGGCGAGACATCATGGGCTTCCCTGAAGACAAGTTCGTTGTGATGATGACCAGCGTGAACAAAGGTGCGCATCCTCCACGCAAAGCCTTCGCCGAGAACTTCATGGCGTTCAGCATGTTCGCCCAAAAGCATGACGATGCGGTGCTCTACATGCACACCGAGCAGTCACCTTCCATGGGTGGCATCGACCTGAAGGTGCTTGCCCACATGTGCGGGATTGACGAAAGCCGCATCCGCTACTGCGACCCGTACGCCTACCGCATGGGCTTGCCTCAGAACGCCATGGCGGCCCTCTACACGGCCGCAGACGTGTATCTGGCTGCAAGTATGGGAGAGGGCTTTGGCATCCCTGTGGTGGAAGCCCAGGCTTGTGGGACACCCGTGGTCGTTTCACGCTTCACAGCGCAACCTGAGCTGTGTGGTGACGGTTGGATAGCAGACGGGCAACCGTATTGGGACCCAGCCCAAGCCTCATGGTTCTTGACCCCGTCGGTGCCCAGCATCCTCAACGGGCTCGAGCAGGCGTATGCCCGCGGTCGTGGCCGTTCTCAGAAGGCGATTGAGTTCGCCAAACAGTACGAAGCCGATCATGTCTATGAGATTTATTGGAAGCCTGCAATGAAGGAGATTGCAGAATGGTGCCGCTTGTCCCAGTCGTAGTCGTACCGGTGCTCACCGAGCATGAGCGGGTCGATGCGATGCTCACATCGTTTGACGGCCGCATCGGCGACCTTGTCGTCATCGATAACGGCAACCATCCGAAGTGGGTGCCACGTACCGACAAGGCTCGCAACATCTACCACTATCGGATGCCCACCAACCTTGGTGTTGCAGCGTCATGGAATCTCGGTATCAAAGCCACCTGCAAGTCCACCGGATGGATGATTGTCAATCACGACATCGGGTTTGGGCTGAACGGTGTCGAGGAGTTCTTCATGCAGGCTACGACCGACAACATCGTGCTCGGTGGCAAACCACCCTGGTCATGTTTCTGGGTTGGTGCCGAGGTGGTGAAGAA